GCAATGTGTTCCATAAAATTCACACCAACCACATAACTTCGATGGTTTCTTAGGAAATTGAACATCGGTTCTATAAGTACCATCTGGGTTAAATACATTATCTACAAATGTATTAAACTCATTCCAAGCTTTATTAATAGATGGTTTACCATTAGCAGGAACGTGTCTACTAATACGTGGAATATGGTAATCAGTATTTTCGGAAACTTTTCTTTTTAGAATGATAAACTCAACATCTATCATATCCATAGAAACTCCTAACATTTCTGAATAAAACTTTTTGTAAAGAAGTATTTGTGCGTTTTTGGTTGGGTCTTTCTTTTGGTATTTACTCCAACCCGATGTAGATGTTTTGAAATCTATAATTCTATATTTACCATCGAAAGTACTTCTAACAACCAAATCTATAAATCCTAAAAAATTAATGTGCTCTCTGATTTTAGTATTGATTGGTTGTTCGATAGCAACCAACTCATCGTACTTTAGAGAAAAGAAATTATTAAAGTTTTTAGATTTTTGAAAGTAATCTAATATAAGATTCCCATCTTCTAAAAATTCTACTAATTCTTCTTTTGTACAAATTGGGTCTTTACCTTCATTAGATTCTTTGAGATACATCTCTCTCATCTTTTCTTTAAGAAATGCTTTCGTATCCATTCCCTTATCAGCTTGTGATTTGGAGATACGAAGGCATCTACTTAAATACTCTTGCAATGTTTCGTGCATTGCTGAACCAAATACTGAATGTATATTGGATGTGGATTGTGATAATCCATCTATGTAACTTAGTTTATATTGTTGTGGGCAACTGCTCCACATACTATATTGTGAAAATGATACTCTAGCCATATTACAAATATACGAAATTTATTTGAATAAACCAAAGATTATATCTTTAATTTCAGTTTCGTAATTTGTTTTTTCTCTATTCCGTACTTTTCACAAATGTATTTAATATTCTCTCTACCTTCTCTAGTAGAGTATAAAATATCAATGTATTCTACTGCCTGTGATTCTGGCACTGTAAACTCTTTTTTGATTAACTCAACTAAAAATTCTTCATATTTTTCATCGGATTTCCCCTTTGTATATTTTAGATACTGCTTTCCTTTTGGAAGAACATTAATATACAATTTGTACATATCCTTTGGTTCTAAGGTTTGAGTTAATGGTAATAACGATGCAACAAGCTCAACCCATTCCGGCTTCATAGAAAGAAAACGATTAATCATAAAGTTACTCCACGATTTCTTATCTTCTTCCGAAAGTTTATCGAAGTAGTTTGGGTCTTGCTCTGCAGTTATTGCATTTAAATGGTCAAATAACTTTTTAGCTGCCATTATTTTTCTTCTTTTGAACTTCTTAATTCTTCGGGTAAAAATTCATCCATTGGTTTACCACAATTAGTACATAAAGGTACTTCGAATGGCATTACAGTATCTCTATCACCACCAGTTAATAATTTAGATGCTTTACGGAATCTATAACCCAACATAAAAAGTAAATTACCACACTCACACGGAATATCTCGTGTATCTTTTAAATCAATTTGTGGTTGTTGAAATTGGTCTATCATTTTATAATATTTAAAATTTGAATAATTGTGCTCATAAACACTATTTCTTTATCTACTACTAACGCATCCTTAGATAATCCATCTGCGATTGTTAGAATTACGTTTGCTGTATTTCCAGCTGCGTACTCATCCACTTTATCATACAACATCGAATACATTTCCGAATAATCGTTTAATCGATTATCTGCTACCGCCTGTCTGATTTTCATAAATAGATTACGTTTATCATCGGATGATTTCAGTAAATCAATCAATTTGGTTTGGAAGTTTGATTCCACCATAATTGCATGGTCTACTTTTAATTCACCTTTAGCGGATTGTAGTTGACAGGTATTTAAGATTCTACGAATATCAGGGTAATATGAGTTGATAATATCAGCCATATTCTTTGGTTCGTATTTAATCTTTTCTGCATCCAAAATTTTAGCAACCTGAACGGCTACATCCTTTTTAGTTGGTGGCGTAATTGCGAATGATTGACATCTACTTTGAATTGGGTCGATAATCTTCTCAATATAATTACACGTTAAAATGAAACGGCAGTGTTTACTAAACGTTTCCATTAAGTTTCTAAGGATTGCCTGTGCATTTGGAGTCATATAATCAAACTCATCCAAAATAATCACTTTGAATCCTGCGAATCCTACCGATGATGCGAAGTTCTTTACTTTGTTACGAACTGTATCCACATTGTTCTCATCCGATGCGTTGATAATCATATGGTCACATTTGATTGTGTTTACGATTAACTTTGCTAATGTGGTTTTACCTGTTCCCGCTTTACCATACAACAATAGATGTGGAATATCATTATTCTCTAAATATTGCTGAATAGTTTCTTTGATGGTTTCATTACCAACATAGTCAGCAAGCGTTTGTGGGCGATATTTCTCCACCCACAAACTATGCTCTCGTTTGTTTATATCGTTTGCGAAAAAACTCATAATTAATTTTTTATGAAAACTCCGTTTTCGGTTTTACCTTTTCTATCTTTGATTTCATTCCAAGCTGCCTCTAAACATTCAGCCGGCTCTAAACCCAATTGCTTTGATAAAATAATCAGAGTTACAAACGAATCACCAATACCATCTTTTATTTCCTCATCTTTAGATTTCAATAAAGCACCTGCGGTTTCACCTACTTCTTCTAACACTTTTAACATTTGCTTTGGTGCATTATCTGCAACTAAAATACCTTTATCGTGTGCCCATTGGGTCACATTTTCTATTAAATTATCAAACGTCATTTTCTTTTTGTTTTGCTCTTTCTAATTTTGTTTCTTCTGAAATTGGTCTTGGAAATACTCTAAATATCATCCCATTTTGTTGGAACGTCAATCCATCGCCTTCTACGGGCTGAACTGTTAGTGTTAATGCACTTGCAATTTCTCCTTCATCAGAATATGCAAATACGATTGGTTCATTGTTAAAAAACTGAAAACACCATTCGGCATCTAATATTTGTTCTTTTTGAGGAAGATTTACGCTACCTTGTTCCTGTGGAAACAATTCCAATTGTTCTAATTCTGCCTTCTTTGCCATTTTATTAATTTTGAATTTCTACTAAATAATATTTACAAACGAACTCATCGATAACGAATTCAACGTGTGCCAATCCATCAGCTGATACTTTAAGTTTAGCTGCAGTTGCTTCTTTGTTAGCCGTTAAGATTTCTTTCAAATACTTAGCAGAGAATGAGATTGGTTTAACTTCGCCAGCGTAACCTTTTTCACAAGTGAACGTTACTCTATTGGTAGAAATAGTTGAATAACCAATAGCCATTTTCAAATCACCACCTTCGGTAAATACAGTGAATGTATCGATATCACTCAATGCACCTTTTGCTTTGATAAACTTATCAATCATAGTTGATGCCATTTCGATTGAGATACCAAATTCTGGCAACTGCTTCAAATCAGGCACCGCAGGGATTACACCTAAATCAGCTAATTGATATGAAGTTTCGGTTTCATCTGAAACTAATTTTAATACAGTTGCTTTATCGCCAACCATATCTACATTTAAGGATAAATCATTATCCAAAATACCTAATAAATTTTTTAACAATGATGTAGTGTAAATACCAACATTGAATGGTTTTGATGTAAAGCCATTAAAATCCACTTCACCAAGCATTGTCTTGTCATCTGAAATGAAACGTACAGATAATTTGTTTCCTTCTGCGTTCCATGCTACTGATTCAATGACTCCACCTAGTGAATACTTTTGAATGAATCGTTGTAAATTGTTTTTGTTCATAATCTAATTTTTAAATTTTATTTTTGTAAATATAAGAAAATATTTTGAATGTTCCAAATTAAAAGGAGAAAAACTTTTTAGCAGTCTGAGCTTCTGTCGATGCTTTCTCCCATTTTAGGGCTTTATAGAAATCATCAACTTTGTTTTCCAATTCTGCTTTATAAATCATATCTCTATCCACATATTGCTCTACGAAATTCATAATTTCATTCGGGTCATTATAATCTTTAAAAGCAACTGTATCTAATCCCAATGGATTATTTTTAAGATATACCCATTTAACTTTATCACCATCTCTAATTGGTTCGTGCTTATATGGGCAATTAAAGAATTTTAATAATCGGTTATATGTAATTCCGGCTTTAACGTGCGCCGGCGTTCCTTTCTCAAAGTTAGCAATTGATAATCCACTATCTTTTCTCCAACTACCATCATCATATTTACTCAACTCTTTAATTGCCCCACCCTTTGCTATTTTGTTTACGGGCAAATTAATCATATTCTTTTTGAACTCCAAAAGAGATTCATCCATATATGCGTTATCTTTACCCATTAGAATATCTTTTAACATCTTAGCCATAAAGTCCTGAAATGCTTTCGGGAACGATGAACGAACCACATCTAACCCCTTTACATCCAATTTATCGCAAGGGATACCATTTTTCAAAATCATCCATTGTGCGTATCGTTTCTTTGCTACCCAAAACCCCGCCTTACTGATATACTCTTTCTTAATTTCAAATCTATGTTTATCTTTTGGTATAAAGAAGAATCTTTCTGCCAACATATCATAGAACGAATTTAAGAATGTTTGAGTTTCTTCGGCAATCGTATTTACCTCTTCAGCCATTCGGTTTTGGTCAAACTCTTTGTAGTTTGGATAACGATGTTTCACCAATGGTTCTGCCATCATATAGATAGAATCGGTATCTATATAAACATTGTAGTCGTCTCTTGTTCCGAGTTCTTTCCAGTATTTGATGTTTGCCATTTCTGCTGTTTTTTTGATAACAGTCTGTCCGGTGATTGTAACCGCCTCTGCATTATCAATATCATAAAACCGAAAGGCAGGCAAACCAAGAACACCATACATAGAGTTAAGAAGAATCTTCTGAACCAATTGTCTTTTTGCATAGAATTCATATTTTTCTGTATCTTTTGCTTCTCCATATTTTTTTTCTAATTTCCTAAATTCAACACGTTTTTGAAACCAATCATTTAGGATATCAGCGATTAGACCTGGCTTATCTTGTGTATAAAGAACTCCATTCGCCGCAACACCTAAATTACTATCTTTAATTACTTCTTTTAATTCCTGTGTAGTATATTCGTAAGTATCACCATCCTTACCTACTAACTTGTATATTTTTTCAATTCCTCTAATATTTTCCTCCGCATCCCAATTCTGAATCTTACCTACTTTAGTTTCCGGCGAAATGTTTAGAGTCATAATGATTGATGGATATAGAGATGTTAAGTCCAAATCGTAAATCCAATCGTACTTACCAACAATAGGTTCTTTCACATAAGCTCCAATAAACTTCTCTTCGTTGTTATCACGGAGTGCCTGCATCCTTTCTTTTCTATCCTTTGGTTTATTAGTTGCTACTAATCCTTTCTTTTTCAGATATCCCAAACATGCCCCCTCTAACCACTTTGATGAAAATATATAATCCTCATATGGCACAAATCCCGCATGGCAAACCGCTCTACATAATTCAATGAACTGAAGTTTCTCATCCATTGCTACAACTAAGTCCACATCGACAATGTTGTACTCAATAAATTTCTCCAAATCATTTTCGAAAAGGTCATCCAAACTTCCTTCATACTCAACCTTACCTCTACCCAATTCTTTAGTGGCGATGTAATTTAAAGTATAAGATGCTTCTAATGTATATGTGTAAGTTTTATATAGATTAATGTAATCCAAAATAGATACGCCACCAAAACTCCACTTCTCTCTATATGGTGACCAAAAACATTCACCTATTGGTGATAATCTTTTGGCATTACCCTCACCGCATACATTTTTAATACGATTGAATAAGTAAGGTATATCGAAGAAATCGATGTTCCAACCTGTTAAAATAGTTGGGTTAATTTCCTCATAGTAATTAAGGAAAGCATATAATAGGTTTCTCTCATTATCGAAAATATGAACATTAACCTCTCTACCATCCTTATTGAAGTTATTTGAATTGTTCTTAACTTTACGTTCTTTATCCAATACAAATACATCATATAATTTAGTTGCTCCATCGTGTGCAGCAATTGCGGTTATTTCGTTCTTTGCTTCTTTTGTGTTTGGTAGACCTGATATCATTTCCACCTCAATATCGAATGTTAAAACTCTATGCCCATTTGATGGTAAATCATTATCGTATATATCAACTAAAACTCTCGTAGTTTCAGGTACATCCGATTCAAACAAATCTTCCGCCTCATCCTTTTCCCACTTACCAATCTTAGTCAATTTATCACCATACATAGAACGATACTCACCATAAGGGTCTTTCTTATACGCATACTTTCGATATGGAAATGTTTGATATCCACTCTTATCATCCCATAAGTGAATTAAATTCTTCTGCCTTTCGTAATAAATGTTTTGATACATACTTTATCTACCTACTTCTTTTAAATATTTTTCTTTCATACCCTCCCAAGTTAATCCAATTGCATCTACATAAAATAGAACTTCTGGTTTAATTCTATTATCTTCAAACAATTTTTCATATCGTTTGATTGCTTTATCTTTCCACCACTTTATGGTATATTCGTTTCCTTGCTTAAATTTATCTTTCAGTACCAATTGGTCTTCAGTAATTTTATCACATAAGAACTGATTACCATTCTCATACATTTGTGCAAAATATACACCTCTTTGGAATCCGTGGTCATATTCATTTCCTTTGATTCCTAATTCTTTGAATATTGCCTGAATAATCTTTTGTTTGATTCCACTTACAGGTCCGTTCTTTTCGTAACCCATATTCGCACCATTACGTTCTCTCTCATCCATAATGTTTTTCTTATACCATTCAGCACGATTCTCTTTTAACCATTGATGCCAAGGGTCATAAACCGCATCATCTGGCTTTGTTGAAATCTTACCTTTTGATTCTCCCAATGTTTTGAAATGAGGAATACCATTGTATTGTGAATGGATACCATACAAAGATGTTGTTCCAATACCAACTAATGGGTTATCGTATTTTTGCTTCCAATAATCTCTAATTTCAGGTGCAGTTGCTAATGCTGCGATTAACTTACCACCTAAGAAATTATAGCCAAATGGTTGAGTTGATACAATGGTTGTGGCGATTGATGTACAATTAAGTTTACCCTTTTCAAATTTATCTTCTTTAGTCCAACCAATGAACTCATCTCTAACACCCAACGATGTGATATCTGAACCTAAGCAAATCTGTCCTAATATCTTTCCGCTTGTTCTATCTTTTACATAGATTTTTACGTTTCTGCCAGGATTTGCCTGAAACTCCATCGTATGGATTAGTTTACGAATCTCAGTCCAACGAGTAGATTCTTTTGGGTCATCTTCTACAATTTCTACATAAGGTTCTATTGATTGAATTTGTTTAATCGTTAACTCTTTGTTAAAGATATCGGTTGGTTTCCATAATGAATCGTAGTATGATTGTAATACAGGCAAACGTTTCATATTAGAAACTCTATCCATATTCCACTCTATCCACTTTTTATATAACGTTTGTTCTTCGACTGACATTGTTTTAAGATAGTTCAAATTATCAATGAACTTCTTTTTCATTATATGATAGTCGAATGTGGTGGTATTTGTTTCTTCGCCTGTATCCCAAAATTTCATATTACAAATAT